ACTCCGGATGGGCAGTTTATTGTCACCCCAACGTCACTGGAGGCAATGCTCCGGAAGCGGCAACTTCTTGCATGCCCTGCAATTTTTGATCCTGCACTAGGTGTGGGTGCTGCATTTGAAGACTTCGTCGAAAGAATCTCGGACGAGTCTGCTACAGAAGATGACCGACATACAGTCGTATTTACGGCATTTAGAAACGCTCTCCCGCATTTCGAGCGGAGGCTCAAAGAAGCCGGATTCCATAATGTATGGCAACTATTCGGAGGTCTTGAACCCGAAGATCTTGAAGACCGAATTAGAAAGTTCAAGGCTACAAAGGGTATTATCCTGTGTTCGATTAAATATGCGCAGGCATTCTCGCTAGTTCCAGCACAGACATGCTACTTTATCGGACCTGAATGGGATCCTAACGACAATAAGCAGGCAGAAGACCGACTAATCCCGCAAGTAGGTGTCAATCCGATCAACTCCTACTACTACCACTACCGCAATACAGTCGACGACAACGTCATCATGACTTTGGACGACAAGAACTCACTTGCGACAGCAACCCTTGGATCAGCAAATAACCTAAAAATAACCTCGTGATTAGTCCTAGTAGTCTTTGCTATAATAAAAGCATAAGATGAAAGGAATACGAAATGGCTACCAACACCAAGGAGTATTATGTTCTTGTCGAACGCTATCCAGCGCCTGGCGGTGGTGGGCAATACATTGTTCAGTTCGGATCATATGTGTATGACGAATGTCTCAGCGAACGTGATCTCTTGATCGAACATGGAGTCAAACTGAAGCACCTCAAGATCCTGACCGTTGAGGGCGATACTCAGGAGGCGATTGACAAGCGTGTCAGGGAGTTCAACCAGGAAATATATGGGAGGAGCAACTGATGGCTAAGAAAATTGTTGCTCTCCCGATCAAGCGCCAGATCCAGAAGACCAATCGGATTCGAGTCAAGCTCACTACAGCGAGCGTAACGATTTACTGCTCGTCAGATGTTGCTGCCGCTGTCCGTGTGTATTGTGAGCGCCTCAACCAGATTCTTGTCCCTAAGAAAGGCAGAAATGGTGATGTGGTTGAGTTGCTTACCGAATTGGCAAAGAGGAAGCCTGATCACTTCCCTACCTCATCTCGTAAAGTCCTTATCGGAGATGGCCATGCCTGATGTGCGTGAAGTCAAGGCATGGCATAACTACTGCCGCAGAAGGTTTTCTAGACACTATCCGTAACACCAGGTTCCAGTTGGTGGCCAACTTGAAGGACGATCTTTTCGGGTCGTCCTTTCTTTTTGTGCTAAAACTGCGAAAGCGGGAGGAGAGGGAGAGGGGAAGAGGGGAGAGTGAGGCGGGCAATGGGGATAGATTGCCGGATGAAAATCATGGTAGATTTTTTAGCGCAGGTGCAAATTGGCAGACAAAAGTCAAAATGCCATTCCCGAAAACAGACCTTATAGGACACTTTTTGACCAAAAAGACCTATATTGATATGCCTTACATTTTGATATAAGATGATATCTGTAGTTCGATGGGATTAGGTATTCAAAATGGCTGATGCATCCACTGATTCTTGGGATCCAACACAATATGACTTCGACCCTCGACCATCTGACTTTGCCGTAGAAGAACGTCAAGAACGAATTGCGGTTATTCGCACCTCTGACAGGATCATGTTTAGGCGCTGCCGTCGCCGATGGGGATGGAACTCGCATCTTCGTGGTAATATCGGCCCCAAACAGAATCCTGCACCTCTCTGGATGGGTACTGGCTTTCACTTTGCCCTGGAAGACTGTCATGGCATAAACAAGTATGGCCATCCAGCTACTGCATTCGAGGCTTATGTTGAGGCAACAAAGAGAGCTGCTCGACGCGATCCCAATCGACTTCCTGCTGATATCGTTGAGCTTACCGAGCTTGCTACCGGTATGCTCCGGTACTATTGGGATGAATGGCTAGTTGCGCGTGACAAACTAGTTACATATGTGCATGACGGCATCCCCCAGACAGAGGTTAACTTCCGAGTCGAAATTCCATGGGAAGCCGGTAAGTACGGGTATGACAAAGTTGTCTACTCGGGAACACTAGATCGGGTAGTGATTGATGAGCATGGGCAGCTCTGGATTGTTGAGTACAAGACCGCAAAAACAATCCAGACACTGCACTACAGCAACGACAGTCAGATCTCTACCTATTGCTGGGCTGCAAACCTTTTGTATGGTCGCCCTGTTGCAGGAGTTATCTACCAACAGCATCGTAAGGCTCTTCCTGCTGAACCTCGAGTCTTGGCAAATGGGCGCCTCAGCCAAGATAAGCGACAGCTCATCACTCATAGGTCTTTGCGCAGATATATCAAGAACCTTTACGGAGAGGTTACAAACGCGCCGCAGGATTATGTTGACTTCCTAAACTGGCTTGCTACTCAGGAAGACATGGATTCTGATAAGTTCATTCGGCGTGACAAGATTCGGCGCAACGATCATCAGAGGGAAGCTGAGGGTGTTAAGATCCTGATGGAAATTGAGGAAATGCTCAACCCAGATCTAGCACTCTACCCAAATCCTGATCGTACCTGTCAATATATGTGCCCATTCAATGGTGCATGTGTATCACTTGATGACGGCGGGGATTGGGAATACGAACTTAAGATCCTTATGCAACCGCGTGATGAGGAGTATGATACGTGGCGTAAGTATCTTGAGTAACGTGAGTGCAGTCTGGGCTGAAAAACCGGGCTGAAACCAGAGGAAATACTCTCTTTCCTTCCCTTCCCTCCTTCCCTTCCTTTTTGGAGATGAGTTATGGCAGAAGTCTCTGCAAAGATGCCTACCCCTACTACTGCTACTACCCCCAATGCCGCTAATCAGGCGCCGAATCCGAATTCTGCAGATCCGTCAAAGACGTCCAATGCGCGGAAGGTAACTGCTCCCTTCCAGATTCAGATCCAGCATGAAAGACAGCGTTGGCTGAAGCTCCTGATCTACGCCAAGCACGGCATTGGCAAAACTGAGCTGGCATCTACCGCAGTGGATGTCCCTGAGATGCGTGACGTGTTGGTAATCGACGCCGAAAAGGGTGACACGACTGTCGAGGCGTCTCCGCGCATCAAAAACGCCCATCTGCTCCACAATATTCCTGTCTCCAATTTCAAGACTGTGGCATACATTCAGGAATTCTTGGCAGCATATTGCAAGGCACGAGATGCAAATGACGTCAAGAAGATGAAGGAACTGTTTTGCCGTGTTACCGGGCTTGATCCCGACACGCTGCCTGATGAACAAGTTCCTCGCTACAAGACTGTGATCATTGACTCCCTCACAGAGGTTGAGGTTTACTGCACCTATGGGATCCTCAGTATTGATCCTAACAAGGTTATGCTGGAAGGTGACATAGATGTTGCGGGTTGGCCAGAGTTTCGCAAAAACAACGAAATGGTCAAGCTGCTTGTCCGTGCATTCCGTGATCTGCCGATGAATGTTATTTTTGTCTGCGCCGAATCGTACACCCAGGATGAGCAGAAGAGGTTTCACTATACGCCTGCTCTAACTGGTAAGCTTTCCGCGCAGGTACAAGGTTTTGTCGACATTGTCGGCTGGCTGACTGTTGGCGCACTGCAGGAGGGGCAGATCGAGGCTCCCCGCCGTCTCTATGTCCAACCAATTTCAGGTGGTCCGAGATTCGATGCTAAGAACCGTCGCTCGGTCTACCGTCAGGCATACTTTGACAACCCCACTATGGAAACCATTATGCGTGGTATTGGGTTGTTGAAGTAACTGAATGTCACGACGATATAGCCCCCGGCTCCCCAGCTCCCATGTATCGTTGTGCATCAGGAATCCGGCTCTCCTGGTTTTCAGCTCCTTGCGGGTAAGCTGAGAACGAAACCGGCAATTTAACCCTCTACTCAAACCTAAAAGGTTAGTACAATGGCTGATAACAACGTGATCTCCGACGAGCTGTACGCCCAGACCGTGTTCGAGGATGGTGGCTCGCTGGTTGTTGACCTGTCGAATATTCAGGAGATGAAGTTCGAGGTTATCCCGAAGGGTATCTATGATGCCGAGGTGGATAGCGTCGAGTACCAGATCTCCAAGAACTCGGGTGCTCCTATGTTCCAGTTTGTCTTCTCCATTGACGGGGGTGACTATGCTGGACGCAAGCTCTACCACTATACCTCGTTCAGCCCGAAGGCTCTGCCGTCTACCAAGACACAGCTTCTGCGTATCGATCCGGAGATTTTCAACGGTCCGTTCAAGCCTCAGGAAGTTGCTGAGTCCGGCCAGCTTCTCGGTAAGAAGGTCCGTATCAAGGTCACGCACCAGGAATACAATGGCGAGCCGCAGGCGCGTATTGCGCAGATCCTGGCTCCGGCTGCTGGTGGTTCGGTTACGGGCGATGGATTCTTCGGCGGCTGATAATGGCCAGCTGAGAAATCTTCCGCCTCTCAAGGATCTTGTAGGCAGGAATTGGGTGACTCTCAGGCAGCTCTCCGGACTCCTGGGAGTCACATACCAGACGGTACTGCGGTATGTGAAGGAAGAAAAGATTCGTGCCGTCAAGATCGGAGGTAGCTGGCGCATTTATGAGGAAGAGCTGCGCAGGTTCCTCGAAGAAGGCAATCTGTACATACCCAACCAGTAGTTGGGCGTCTAGCCCAACTACACTTTCTATAACATACCTTCTCGAACCAGAGGCTGAATAGTCATGCAGCGAAAAGCATTTGTTCTCCTGTCAGGTGGTATGGATTCTACCACGTGTCTGTACAAAGCATACAAGGACTTTGACGGCTCTGTTGAAGCTATCAGCATCAACTACGGCCAGCGTCACAAGCGTGAGCTGACTTTTGCCAAGCAGTCGTGTGATCGTCTCGGTATTAACCACACCATTCTCGATGTCGGCGATCTGCTGTCGGGCAAGGAAGTTCTCCTGTCTGCTGCGTCGATCGGCGAGATGGAGATGGTCCACAAGGACTACTCCGAGATCAAGGGTGTTTCTCCTTCCTACGTCCCGTTCCGTAACGGCCTTCTTCTGTCAGCAATCACGGCTTATGCACAGAAGTACGTCAATAGTCAGGTCGGCTACGACAACGAGCGTCTGGGCTACGCCAAGGATCTCGTGACCATTTATTATGGTGCGCATGCAGAAGACGCTGCTAATTGGGCGTATCCAGATTGCACGCCGGAATTCAATGGATCGATGGCAAATGCAATCTACACTGGATCCTACAACACCATTCGGCTGGCAACTCCGCTGCAGTGGCTTGAGAAGTGGCAGATTGTGCAGCTTGGCGAATCTCTTGGGGTTGATTGGCGCTTGACCTGGAGCTGCTACGACAACGGTGATATCCACTGCGGTAAGTGCCCCACATGCCTTGCACGAAAAGCTGCATTCAAGCGCGCAGGTGTTGTTGATCCAACCGAATACGCCGAGTGACCAGAATGTCTGATCCTACTCTGATTTATCAGAGCACGAAGACCTACACGCACAGTGTAGGTCTTTCTGCTTGTTTCCGCCAGTGGCGTGCCGAATCGCATTGCCGTTTCCTGCATGGATATTCGCTTGAAGTCCACTTTGTCTTCGAAGCTGTGGAATTAGACGTTCGAAACTGGGTAGTGGACTTTGGCTCACTCAAGAGCCTCAAGGGTTGGCTAGAGGATACCTTCGATCACAAGACACTAGTTGCAGAGGATGATCCGCTTCTTGAGCACTTCCAGAATATGCACAAGCTGGGAATGCTTGATCTAAGGGTTGTTCCTGCATGCGGTTGTGAAAAATTTGCCGAAATGATCTACCATTATACAGACACTTGGCTTCGAGATAATGGATATTCACCACGGTGTATTCTGCGAAGTGTGGAAGTCAAGGAACACCAAGGTAACAGCGCACGTGTAATTTGTGTAGATGCGCTTCCGCAGCGGTTAGCCACTAACATACAGTCAGACGGGCATATGGCAATTGGCGATCTCTTTAGCTATTCGCAGAACAAGGGAGATACTGATGGTCAACCCTGAAGATCAGGTTAACAAAAAGATACCACTCGTAGAAATGTTTGGACCAACTATACAGGGTGAAGGGTCTGTAATTGGTCAGCAGACATATTTTCTACGGTTCGGACTTTGTGACTACAAGTGCAAGATGTGTGATTCCATGCATGCAGTCTTGCCCTCAGAAGTCAAGCGAAATGCAACCTGGCTAACTCAGCAGGAAATCTACAACAATTTTCTTGAGTTCCATGTACCAGACAGCACTAATTGGGTCACTTTTTCCGGCGGTAATCCTGCAGTCCATGAACTGGGTCATCTCCTTGGACTTCTACGACTACAGGGTTTCAAGGTAAATGTCGAGACGCAGGGTACCTTGTGGAAGGGATGGCTTGGGAAGGTAGATTCTCTGACGATCAGTCCCAAAGGTCCTGGCATGGGTGAAAAGCATGATCAAAGTGCATTCGAGCGTTTCTGTGACGCATTGTATGCTAGCATGCGTAATGGGCTCAGACACACCCCGGATTTGTGTGTCAAGATCGTTGTGTTTGATCAGCGGGATCTGGACTTTGCAGCAGAAATCTTCTCCTACCTGAAGAAGCATCCTTTGCTGGCTTGGCAAGATCCTTCCAGATTCTTCTACCTGTCGCTTGGTAATCCTATTCCACCACCTGCTGATGGTTCGCAAGCGTTCGACCCAGAAACACGTGAGCCGTTAACAAGCTGGAAACACCATCAAATCCTCTTGCAGCGGTATCGAACGTTGTACGAGGACATTCAGAAGCATCCGATTCTGTCGCAGACGCGATTCCTTCCCCAGTGGCATGTTTTTGTATGGGGTAATGATCAGGGGCACTAACATGGCAGCAGTCATGGAAAAGGAAGATATTGTCAACATGCTTGAAGAACTGGTTGAAAAGGCTAACCAGCTACTCGGGCTTGTCGAAGACGGAGTCTATGAAGAGGCTCAACAGCAAGTGACTGAGATCGAACAGAAGCTTAGTGAAGTACATCAGTTTCTCGATCCCAAGGCCAAGGAGAACTAGTATGGCAAGTTTTGCGCCGGTCTGCCCTATCCATATCCTTGAGGCACTCATTGACATCGATCAGGCAGGCAACTACCACCTACCGCTTGCCCACGACGTGATCCATAACGAAATCCGATATGAACGTGCATTCAAGGTTATCCGTGAACAGTATGGACATTATCGGAGCACAGTTATCCTTGACAATTCTGTCATTGAACTTGGTTCGGCAGTGAACATTGAGGTAATTGCTGCCGCTGCAAAAACTGTCAAGGCCAATGTAATTGTTCTCCCTGACGTGCTTCTGGATGCTTCAGCAACAATTACGCAGTGTCGAAAAGCCCTAGATCCATGGTCTAAAAAGCTTGATCATGAATTGGGAGAGGGTAATTACACTTTCATGTATGTTCCGCAAGGGACTACGCCGAATGAGTTTGCAGCTTGTGCCGAAGCACTCGCAGAAGATGAACGGATTGGTTGGTGGGGTATTCCGCGCAATTACAACATCAAAGGCCTCGGATCAAGGCGGGATGCTGTTGATATTGTACATATGCTAAACCCCAAGCGCAACATCCATCTCCTCGGCTTTTCAGACAACATCCTCGATGATATACTTTCCGCACAGCATTCTGCAGTTACAGGAATGGACTCTGCAGTACCTCTTCGCGCAGCATCTCATGGCATGTCAATGTCTTTCGATATGGACAAAGAACTACCTCCAAGAGGTGACTGGTGGGAAGATCCCAAGACAGTATTTGACGTAGCAATGGTAAAGAACCTTAAATGGATACGGCGTCATATCGGCGATCACGGGCGGAAGATCGAACGCCAGTATGTTGGCGGGGGTGTTGACAATGGAGTCCTCTACTACAAGCCAAACCAAGTATAAGAACGGTAACCCGTATTCAGATATTTTGGTTGTGTGCGCTGACAATGATCATATTGTTGCAACGCGGGAGGCACTTAGCAGGCTGTTGTCCGTATACTGTGTAACACCTGGAATGAGTATTCATGGCAGACGCTACCGGCGGATAATTGTTCTAGACCGGTTCATTGATCGAAACGACGTGAACGTTATTCGCTGGCTACGTGATTTGCCAAATTACCTGATGAACAAGAACGATGGTATCCATTACATCTGACGGATACAATCACAACCAATAAAGGGCATATACGCATGATTAATGTCCAACCTCGAGTCGTTCCACCGCGCGGTCCAGAAGATAGCCCTTTTGTCATTGTTGGTGAAGCTCCGGGGAAGGAAGAAATCAAGAAAGGTATGCCCTTTGTTGGGCCTTCTGGCCAAGTATTGTCGGAAGCACTTAAGCAGCTTCCCCACCCCGAACCTTACATTCTTAATGTTGTTCCGCATATGATTCAGGGAGAGAAGTCTCCTGAAATGTTGCAGGAGCTTGTACACAAATACCAAGCACAAGTACTTGAACTGGTGCGAAAGCATCCACGCAAAATAATTCTAGCACTTGGAAATGTTGCACTTTGGGCGCTGACCAACGATTTCAGTCACAAGATCACAAAGATACGCGGCAAGCTGCTGCAGTCTGATCTTTCCGAACGTGGTATTATTCCTACAACTCATCCTGCGTTTCTATTGCGCGGCAACGGTTCTTTCAGGCAGTTCAAGATTGACGTTGGCTATGCAATGGATCTTGCTGCTGGAGGTAAAGTTCGTGAGTTTGTCCCACCCACATGGGAATTACTGGACACAGTAGAGAAGGTCAAATGGTTTGTTGAGCAGGTTAAGCAGCATGAAGGGCTTGTATCAGGCGACTTGGAAACTGGCGGTTTTTCTCATCGGCTTGACAAAGTCCTAATGGGTGGCTTCACCCTTGACGGCAAGCATGTTTATGTTATTCCAGGTAAGAAACGGGAGTATATTAAAGCAGGTATTCCTGATCTATTCCCGTATCTGGCCGAGATGTGGGACGTTAGCTCTGAACAAGTACGATTCAACTGGCATAATGGCAAGTTCGATATCAAGTTCTTCCATCACCAGTATAACCAAGCCGCACGTGTTGACGATGATACCATGCTAATGTCTTATGCATTGGATGAAACATGTGGCGTACATGACTTGGAAACAGTTGCTGCTGATTGGCTACACAGTCCAGATTGGAAAGGTATTCTAGACTCGCACAAAAAGAAGAATGAGTCCTACGATGTCATTCCAGAATCTGTACTTGTTAAGTATATGGCATACGATATTGCTAACACTCACAACCTGGCATTCATTCTACGGCCGTTGATCGAGGCTGACTCAAAATCCTCCTTATTGTATTACAAGACGTTGATCCCGGGAAGCAAGTATCTAGCCGAAATTGAAAAGGCTGGTATGCTTGTTGATCTGGAACGAGTTGAAAGCAATGCAGCCAGGTACGAAAAGGATGCAAAGGTCTACGAAGAGGAGTTAGAGCGGATTGCACGAGATGCGGGCATGCTTCCAACTACTCAAACCATTACCAAAGGTGGTAAGAAGGTTAAGGTAGTAGCGGCTGTCAACGTCAATTCACCCCAGCAGCTTAAGGAACTGTTCTTCGACGTACTCCAGATTCCGTCAAAGGAGAAGAGCACTAATGAAAAAGTGCTGAAGTCACTGCCAGATCATCCTGCAGTGGTTGCACTCCGTAAGTACCGCAAGATCAATAAGGGCCTGACAACTTATGTCCTCCCTGCAACAGAACATATTCAGGATGATGGACGAGTTCACCCGACTTATTTGCTTCACGGTACTGCAACTGGTCGTCTTGCATGTAACAACCCAAACTTGCAGAATATTCCGCGTGAACCGCTTTTGCGTGGGCAATTCATTCCAAAGCCTGGATATTGCTTCGTTGAGGTCGATTTGAACCAGGCTGAGCTTCGATCACTCGCCATTCTGTCTGGAGATCCAGAACTTTGCCGAATCTATACTGATCCCAATTCAGTTGGACTACATGAAGAAGTACGCGCAGAATTGTACGGGCATCCAAAAGACTGGTCTGAGCAACAGATTCAAGCCTATATGCAGAAGTGGTACGTAGATACCATCGAGCGAGTAGTCGAAGAGCAGAAGATGCGTGCAAAGAACGTGAATTTCGGCATCGTGTATGGAATCACGCCTTTTGGGTTGGCAGAGCAGATTGAGGATACCCCGCAGGAAGCTAGTCGAATGCTCGCAGGTTGGGCTAAAAAGTTCAAGGTTGCTTGGAACTTCATTCAGCTTTGCAGAAATGCACCACTTAATGGTAAGAATATCGTAACCTGCTTTGGACATAAGAAGCGGTTTGAGATCGTAACCCCAGAAACGATTATGGCGATCCAAAACGAAGCGGCAAACTTTCCGCACCAAAGCACTGCATCTACGATCACCCTTCATGGCGGTATGCGTATCCAAGACACTCTGCGGAAGGAATATGATACAAATATCGTCAACACCGTCCACGACTCAATTCTAATGGAGGTACCACTTGTCAAAGATGTAATTGAAGCAGTTGCCAACCTAGCTATCAATGCGCTAGAACAGGTTCCGCGAGATTGGGGTCTAACTCGAATTCCTTTCAAGGCGGAAGCTAAAGGTGGAATGCGTTGGGGTGAGCTGAAGAGTTTGAATAAGTTCTATGCAGAAGTCTTTGCTGAGTCTGCATAGACAACCTATCAGAATTTTCGCCCTTGCAACCATCAAAGAGTCTCAGCTATAATTGATAGTAAACTGGAAAGAGGGTGCTATGCATATACAAGGCAAAGCAGATTTCACAGCTGTAGGCCGGGAATTAACTCTTGAACAGAAAACCCTAGTATACTGGAACCTCTCAAGTAGCTTTTACGATCGACTAAATTGTGGGGTAATCACTGTTGCCGATGCGTTCACTGCAATCAACATTTGTACAGATTTCCTTTCCAGTTCACGTCCTCTGTACAAGCGTTTCATGGAGTTGCGTCACGCAATCATCACTGGCAACCAGGATGTCAATGAAGTAACCTCCAATCAGGTTGTAGAAGACGCGCGTGGAGCATAACAATGTCTACCAACACCATGGCAAACAATCCTTTTGCAGCTAGGCTTGACCCGCTTCATCTGGCGCAAGACTTCCCGTACAAAGGCCTCTGCAAAGATATTTGGCGTGACAAGTATGCACAGCCGGGCGAAGAATCCTTCAGTGACACTGCACGCAGAGTGGTTGAAGGTGTTTACGCCAAAGATCCGGATGAACAAGCAAAAATCCTCGCATATCATGCGATCAATGCGGGTCTTTGGGTTCCTGCCGGTAGAATCCTTGCAGGAGCTGGAACTGCGAAGCGTGTTACTCTAATGAACTGCTATGTTACCGGAACCATCGATGATTCGATGGAAGGTATCATGCGCGAACATACCAACTTTGCACTTACTATGCAGCAAGGAGGCGGAGACGGTGCTGATTTCTCTCCAATCCGTCCTGAAGGGGCTGTACTTAAACGCACGGGAACGAAAGCGTCGGGTCCGCTCCCTTTTATGGACATGTGGGACGCTATGTGCACTACTATTCGTAGTGCTGGTGATCGTCGGGGCGCTATGATGGCAGTGTTGAGTGACACGCATCCCGACTTGCCTAAATACATTGTTGCCAAGCAGACACCGGGTCGTTTGACTAATTTCAACATTTCCGTCCTTGTTTCCGACGCCTTTATGGAGGCTGTGAAGGATGATGAGGATTGGGTATTGCACTTCCCGGTGATCCCTTGGGAGCGTGAGGATTGGCTCAAGGAATATGATTTTGTCGATGACAATGGTGTGCAGCAATATGCGTACTCCGTCTGGAAAGCTCGTGAACTGTGGGAATTGATTACCAAGAACACGTATGATTGGTCTGAACCAGGCGTTATCTTTATCGACCGAATCAACGAAGCCAATAATCTCTGGTACTGTGAAACTATCCGCTGTACGAATCCGTGCGGTGAACAGCCTCTACCGCCTCATGGCTCATGCAATCTCGGTCATGTCAATCTGGCGCGAATGGTTACCAATCCGTTCACTGATAATGCGCAGTTTGACTTCAACCTTCTGAAAGAGATTGTTGCTATTGGTACGCGCTTCTTGGATAATGTGATTGATGTCACGAACTATCCGCTTGAAGAGCAGCGTCTTGAGCAGTACAACAAACGTCGTATTGGTCTTGGCTTCACGGGTCTTGCAGATGCTATGGCTCAGCTTGGCATCCGCTATGGATCACTGAAGTCTGCTGATTTTGCCGAGCGCGTAATGAACTGCATTGCAGTCGCTACATATACGGCATCTATCAACCTTGCTAAAGAGCGCGGTGCGTTTCCGCTCTTTGATCCTGACCGATACCTGGATGAAAATTCGGGATCGTTTGTTAACAGGCAGATGCCTGCAGAGATTCGTGCGCTGATTCGCAAATACGGCATCCGCAATGGTGTTCTAAACACGATTGCACCAACAGGCACCACGAGTATTGTATTTGGTAACTGTTCTGGTGGTCTCGAACCTGTCTTTGCACATTTTACCCAGCGTAACGTGCGACAGGCAGATGGATCCTGGCTCCCATATCGTGAATACGGTTATGCTGCAAGACTCTTCTATGCACTGTTTGGAGAGACAACTCCTCTTCCATCGTACATGGTAACTGCAGAGGATCTGACTGTTCATGAGCATATCCTCATCCAGTCTCGAGTCCAGCGGTGGGTGGATGCATCAATTTCCAAAACCATCAATATCCCTGAAAACATGCCTTATGACGACTTCGTCAAGGTTTACGAACTGGCATACAATGCAGGTTGCAAGGGATGCACCACTTACAGGCCAAGCGATGTACGTGGAGCAGTTCTTGTCAAAGCTAGCGATACCGATGCAACGGCAGAAAGCGGAAGCGGAAGCCCTGTTCCGAAAGCGGTGGAACAACTCAGAGAGCGTCCTGATGTCTTGCACGGATACACGTACAAGGTCAAGTGGCCCAGACGAGATGCTGCCTTCTACCTCACCATCAACGAGGACGATGAAGGAGTACCGTTTGAAATCTTCATTACTAGCAAGGATGGATCGCACAGCGAGTGGACTACGGCACTTTCCTTGATGATCACAGCCATCTTCCGAAAAGGCGGTGATGTCTCGTTCATTCCGCAGGAACTTAAGCAGATTCAGTCTCTGCATGATGGTGCATTCATCGATCAGCAGTATGTTGGATCGCTTCCTGCATACATTGGTCGAATCCTTGAAAAGCATATGGAACGGAAGAAGGGCAATACCACGTCCCAGTCGGAGCTGAAGATTGCATCTGCCGATGGTGGATTGGCTATTGCTGACGGTAAGATCGTGATCAAGGATCAAAGAGGTGAGACTTGCCCCTCATGTAAAGCGCCGACACTCTTCCGAGTTGAGGGGTGCAAAAAGTGCAAGTCGTGCGGTTACAGTGCATGTTAATAGGAGGACATAATGAACAAGTCTGCCGAAACGTTTGACGAGCTGCAGCGTAACATGGAAGAGGCTTTCAAAGAGCTGACCAATAATGTTCGACTGACTGAGCGTCCAACGCTTCCAGTCAGGGAACCCGCAGAGCGAGATATGCTGGGTCGTAAGAAGGTTATCGGCCTACGCAATGCAGACTCTGATGTGGGAGTTAATCCGAAGGATCGGATTGGTGCTGCCAAGATCGATTTCTCACTGATCCCAACGGCTGGCAAGATTGCTGAAGCCAAAGCACTGATGGATGGTGGATCGAAGTATGGCCCATACAACTGGCGTGTGGAACCTGTTCGGGCACGTACATACATTAGCGCAATCGAACGTCACCTGGAAGACTATAAGGAAGGTCATGAGATTGCATCAGATTCCTTGATTGAGCATCTTGGCCATATCAAGGCATGCTGCTCCATCCTGATTGACGCCGCTGTTCAGGGTATGCTGATTGATGATCGTCCGATTAACCGCATTCAGGAGCGGTCACTCATTGATGAGGCCAACCAGTGGATCAAGCAGAACAAGCCGGAAGGATGGGGTCGATGACAGCATCAACGTCACTTCGTAACTTCCAGTCTTGATGAGGAGAGGGTGTATGACCCAAAGTACACATAAGGTAATCCACCTGGCTGAAACCCAATTAAATGCATCCGGAGTATCTGAGTTCCTGAAAGAACTTGGTGCACCTGAATGGTCTTCTGTTGAACCTAAGAGTGATGCCGATCTGCTCGTTGAAATTGCTGGACGACTCTGCTACAAGTCGTTCAACACTGAGCTGAATCCGAACATTACACGGGTACGCGAAGGTAATCAGGAATATGTCAAAAACATCCTGAAGCAGAAGCACGGATCTGTTTTGGAACACGCTTCTGTTACATTTGCATTCCTCAATGTCTCTCGGATCTTCACCCACGAAATCGTACGCCATCGTGCAGGTATGGCATTCAGCCAGGAAAGTCAGCGTTTCGTCCGGCTTGATACTTTCGAGGTGTATATCCCAGATCTCACTGATGCACTTGAGGAACTTTACGACAGCCAGTACACGGATAGTACAGCAAGTGCTAAGCAGATCTGGGTTAATCAAGCTCAACAGGACTTCATTGCCTCAGTAGAGCATGTCAAAGAGCAAGCACAAACTGCACTTCGAGACTTGATTGCTAGCTGGGGGCTCGATAACGAAGGTGTTACATTCTCAGTCAAGAAGAAGCTGACATCTGCATTGCGTCGACTTGTTCCCGGTGGAGTTAACACCCATATCATTGTAACAGGTAACCACCGTGCATGGCGGCATGTTATCGAGAATCGTACTGCTCCCGGTGCTGAGCAGGAGATTAGAGATATCCTCTATGACGTCGGTAAGCAGTTGAAAATGCGCTATCCTGCAATCTACCAAGATATGAATCAAGACGAAGATGGGTGTTGGCGGTTTGTGAATTCAAAGGTTTAAAACCCGCTCAACCAACTATCGTATTTAAACTTTCCGGACCCTTGGCGGAGGGAAGAAACAGTAAGGGCTCGTGAGTGCAGTGTGGGTTGCAGTGTGTCCCAAAAAGCGCTCTCCTGCGCTTAATGGCTTACCTCTCTGTGTTCTTCACCTCCGCTAAGTTCTGGGACCTGACCTGAAAGGCATTGATACATGGCTACCGATCCTGAACTTGGTGAAAAGATCCATAAACACCTTGTTGCCCTGGGGCTTGAAACGCCGATGGAGAAGAATCCAGAAGCACCCCTATTGGTCGACGGGGTACCCTTGAATAAGTTCGACAGTATTAAGCATTGCCACCACTTGACAATGCGTTCATTGGGTTTGGATCTTAATGACGACTCGTTGCGGGACACACCTAAGCGGATCGCGAAGATGTACTGCAATGAGATCTTCACCGGACTCGATTACGCAAACTTCCCCAAGGCGACCACTGTTGAGAACAAGATGCAGTACAATGAAATGGTCTGCGTCAGTGGTATCACAGTACAGTCTATGTGTGAGCACCATTTCCTCCCGTTTGTTGGGACCGCATCTGTAGCGTATATTCCCGACAAGCTTGTACTCGGACTCAGCAAGTTCAATCGGGTGGTTGAATTCTTCTCTCGTAGGCCGCAGATTCAGGAAAGACTTACCGAACAGATCTCGGCAGCATTGCGGCTTATTCTCCAGACCGAAGATGTTGCAGTAGTCATCAATGCAGATCACTATTGCGTCAAGCTCCGCGGTATTCGTGATGGATGCTCAAACACCGTAACTTCTCGTTTGGCAGGTAAATTCCGCACTGTACCTGAACTGCGTGCAGAATTTCTGGCTTTGAGCCGTACGTGAGGATGCTCTAAAAATAAAGTGGGGTGGATCCCGACGACGAAAGGATCCACCCCTGCTGGTTTATGACGCCCGAATAATCGGAGGCAAACTACTCGGACATCACCAGCATCCCTGTGACTCACCGTATTCGTTGTGTGCGAAGATCATATCTTCGGTCTCCTTGGTGAGTACATCTGCATGTGAAGGCCGGATAACTCGCCAGCCCGCACAGTTAGTCCCTATACCACTTGTTCCGCAAGCGCTGAGTAACGTCATCAGCAGCATTACGAACACGGTCTTCGATGTTATTGCGCAACCGTTCATTTTCATAGTTAGCCCTCATCTGTTTGTCCTGCTCCTGCTTTTTGCCGTCATTCTTCCCTTTGAAGAACGCCATAGCAATTGCCAGTAGAGCACCTAGGCCGACCAAAAGTTCTCCTAGGAATGGCTTGACAAGCCCATAGATAATGTCGAGCATATGTCACTCCTGGATTGCTGTCTGGTTCATACGCATCCATCGACGGATAAGTCCGTACATGATGAAGGCAATACCAGCAACTACGATTGCACCCAACGCAAACTGCAGAATCTGATTACCCTCTACCAGGTTTCGAACCGTATCCACATGTTCAATAGCCTGATCAAGGGTAATTCCTGCAACTACAAGTCCACCACCGGCTGTTTCGGGTTTAGTGGATGGAGAGGTTGCAATTGGCTCATTTGAAGAAGGCTCAATAACTCTGGTAGCGGCGAGTCTCGCTTCGATCGCGGCAAGAGTTGCAGGGCCTGCAATGCCGTCGACCTTCAGCTTATTAGCCTTCTGAAAGTCACGAATAGCCCGCTCTGTTGCAGGACCCATCCGGCCGTCAACAATGAGCTTTGGATTAGCTCCGAGTGCATTAAGATCTCGTTGCAGCTGCCGCGTCTTACTGTCGGTACGCGCAACATCCCAAGAAGTTGCCGTACCACCCATAATCCGCCAAACCTTATTGAACCAGCCCATCCGATCGTTATAGCCATTGTATCCGCCGTTAATCACTTTGGTAATGGCTCTTGCATCGTTTTTGTCGGCAAGTGCATTGAGCTTATGCCTAGACCAGAAGCTCAGTGCAGGAAGAAGAATTACTGACGGAGTTGCAATCTTATCTGGATCTGCATAGAGATCGATACCAATCTCCGCACTGAGACGCTTGTACTCATGTCCGCCAGTATTCTGCAGAGGACCGCCACCACGGTACTTGTAGCCATCACCCTTGCGAGTATTGCCGAGCTCTTTAGCCTTCTTCGGGTTGCCTAGACCATACACACGTTCTGCAAGTGCTTCAGGGTTATGCGCTAGTGCAGATGCTTCTGCTTTGGTAATTGCTGCAGAATGCTTGTTGACGCCAAAGACCTGCATAATTCGGGTTGCAGAATAGTTCATATTCTCCCGAACTGCAGTCAGCCCGCCAGACTCATGCAGGATCTGTGCAAGGAAGTGTGCAGCACGCAGCTTGTTGTCGATCCCATAGCTTGCCCATAGGTTATTAGCATCTGCCAGTTCGAATGCCTTAAGGTAGATACTATTGGCATTCTTCAGACCAAGCTGCTTAATGATTGGATACAATTGCATCGACATCTTAGCCTCCATAGTTATAGTAGTCACAGGCCTTTCGAACTTTGCCACATGGCGTCGGTTGCGATGAGAGTGGTCACGACGGCCACTCCATAGGCACAGCGCCCGCCAGCTCGGCGATGAATTGCTCAACGGTCGGCTGCTCTCGCTCGCCGTTCTCGACCTTCGCAAGCTCGGCGAAGACGTAGGCCCACACAGCATCCCGCCACGCCACGAACGCCTGCGCCTCAGCCGCCCATTGCGGGTTGGTTGAGTCGACGTAGGAAGCACATGAGACCGCATTGTCGTAGTCGCGGGCCTGCGCTGTAGCATCGACATGCGCGCGGATGGCGGCACGGTAGTCTTCGAGCGACGGCGGCGGATTGAGAAAAGCCGCAATCTCTGGGTCGGTTTCAGGCAGCGGCTCCGGGTCGGTGAGTCCCTCTTGCGGGAGGCCGTATAGCGCCACAATCGCGCCGTCGCTGTTCCGTTCTACATAGTACATCATGCGCCGATCCTCGGAATTTGATAGTCGATCCAGCCCCGACAGCGTAGACTGCAAGGAGTAGAGGGGTGCGGACTGTTAGTAACCTCCAGTTGAATTTGCTGCGTTGTGTTCGTGAACGCCATAATTGGCGTGACGCTAGTCATCGCGCCAGCTGATGAATGCAGGGCAGCAGTGTCTCGAATGTCTGGGTGCAGACCATCGTACACGTACATATGCACATACGCATTACTTCCCGCCGTGTTCAGCACGGCCTGAAAAAGCCCCTGCACGCGCACGCCGTTCGGAACCACCACAGACAGCGGAGCTTTTGCGCGCGTCGTGGTGGCCGAATAGACCACGATGCCATCTGCGGCATTGAAAAGAAACGTGTTACCGTTTTGCACAAACGGCCGGATGTTCCCGCTGCCATCGGTCATGATCGCTCCGAGCCGCTGTATGCGCGTGTGGCCAGACGGAACCGCGGGGTTTGTTGCCGAGAGGGCAAGCGTCGCCGTAAATTCACCCGTGGTATTGTTGCGAAACGCCCAGACGTGGTAGGTCGTGTTCGGCTGCTTTGGGGCAACGCCAAATGTCGCGGTGTACACGGCTGGGTTGACGACCGTCACTCCATTGCTATAGGCGCGCCCTGGCGCAATGTCGATTTTGTTGTTTGGGTCAGCCGCATTGTTCGAAAGCGTCAGCCCCTGGACAAACCCATCCAGCGCAATGCCGCTGTGCCAGATAGTGCGGAAGTTGGTCCCATCGTACCACGACAAATTTTCGCCAACAAATAATAGCCTTGCGGCAGTCGCTCCATCAGGAGTACGAATCTCAATTACTATGCGCCTGTTTGTGTTGTCCCAGTATATGACAGCATTTTGCAGGGAGCCGTCAGCATTCCTGAACCGGATACTGTTGTATCCATCACCGCTCATGAATATGTTCGAGCCCAGCACATCGAGCTGACCATCCACCTGGATGTTGCCGCGGGCTCTGGCGGTCACGCCGTTCGAGGCCTTGATCTTCTTGCCGGTGGTGGCGTCGAACAGGACAACCTCGTTGTTAACCACACCGCCACTCGGGCCGAAGACATCGCCGATGCCGTCTGGATCAGGCAGCTCACGCACGAGCGCCAAATACTCACCCAACTTCCGCCCGTAATTGCGCGGGTCGGTGTGCGCGATGCCGCGCATCACCACATACGCCCCGTTGGTGATGTTGGCGCCTGTCCAGTTGAGGGCCAGTCTCAGCTCGGTATCCGAGATGATCTCCTCGACCAGGCCAATCGCACCGCCCGTGAGGAAGAGATCGCCCTGCTCAAGGGCCGAGGTCCATGCGCCGCCGGTTCCGGTCACAATCCGGCTGCCGTTGGTCACAGTCGCGACCGAGCCTTGCCCCGCGCCGGGGATGTTGGTTCCGTAGAGGTAGGGATATGCTAGTGTCATAGCTATGCGCTCCTCGACCGCGCGGTGTGCTGCACGAAATGGTTGCTCAGGGTTGTGTTCAGAGGTTGCGCGGCAGTGGGATACCCGCCGCACTCAAGGCCGCAGCAATTTCGGCGTGCGTCTGAGCTGCCCGCACAGCCTGTTTTACGGCAACACGCCGCAGTTTGCGCTCCAACATTTCCTCGGACATAACCAGAACGCGCGAGGCGAGATCAGCCACTGACATGCCTCGCATGTCGGCCTCCGACGCGAAGGCAGCTGGTGGTGTACCTCCATCCCTGACACGCATTGCGGCCGCAATAGTGGCAGCATCTTCGCTGGCCGGCACGAGCCGCGGCGAGACTTGCACAAAATGCATATCGATGGCGCGCTCAGCCTGTTCACGGAAGGCGTCAAGCGGCGGGGCGACGGTGATGGCCTGGTTGGTCATATTAGCGCACCTCCACAGTGAAGCGAGCATCACGCTGCGGGAAGGCTTCAATGGCGATCTCGTAGTTGCCCGGCAGAACGAACGTAAGATCGGCGGCATCCACCTCTGCGGTGAACGTCTGCGTCGCGGGCCCAGTGATGGAAACGCGGGCACCAGGCACCAGACCGGAAAGCGTCACGGACTGGCCCGCCTCTATCGTCGTCTTGTCCAGCGCAGCCGTCGAAGCCGGTCGCATGCGCAAGGCACCATCGACGA